TTAGGGGTAGAACTTCAAGCAACTGGTGAAAACGCCGGTACATGGGGTACAAAAACTAATACTAATTTACAAATTATAGAACAAATTTCCGGTGGATTTACTCAGCAATCAATAGCGGGTGGTGCACAAACAACAACTTTATCTGTTTCTGACGGATCAACTGGTGCAGTTTTATCTCACAGGATGATTGAATTTACTGGTACAATTACAGGAAATCAAATTGTAACAATACCTTTAGATGTTCAAACTTTTTATTTTTTAAGAAATTCTACTTCTGGTGCATACACAGTACAGTTTAAATATGTTTCTGGATCTGGTGATAGTTTTACTTTTTCTGCTACAGACAAGGGAGATCAATTAATTTTTGCATCAGCTAATGATGGAACAAACCCTGATATTATTACTTTAGCTTTTGGTGCAGGTGATGTAACACTTACAGGAACAGAAACACTTACAAATAAAACACTGACTTCTCCTAAAATTGGAACTTCAATTTTAGATACAAATGGTAATGAGTTATTTAAGTTAACAGCAACAAGTTCAGCAGTTAATGAATTAACTTATGCTAACGCAGCTACTGGAAATGCACCAGCATTTACGGCGTCTGGAGGAGATAGTAATATAAACATTAATTTAGTGCCAAAAGGGACAGGTCAAGTTCAAGCAAATGGCAGTGGATTAGCAACAACAGGAAAAGCTATTGCAATGGCATTAGTTTTCGGATAAAAGGAGTACAGGAGAATAAATTATGTCAGCACCAAATCTAGTAAATGTCGCAACGATTACAGCTAAGTCTGTTCAAGCAACATTAAATACAACTTTAACAACTGAAATTCTTGCAAACGCTGGATCTTCTGGTAAAGTTTTTAAAGTTAACAATATTATTATCGCAAACATTGATGGTTCATCAGCCGTGGATGTTTCAGTTTTCATAACTAAAAGTGGTGGTTCACCTATCGCTATCGCAAGTACAATTTCTACACCTGCAGATGCAACTTTAGTGGTTGTAGATAAAGATACAGCTCTTTATTTAGAAGAAGGAGACAATATTGAAGCTGGTGCTAGCGCAAACTCAGACGCAACTATCACGATAAATTACGAAGAATTAAGTTAGGAGTTTTAATTAACCATGGCAAATGGCGGAATAATAGGACCAACTAACGACCCAATAGTTACTGGACCAGGAACTAATATAACTAATTTTACTAGCCCTGGAACTTTCACCGCAAGATCAAATCAAACTCTAGTTGACGTTATGTTAGTAGCTGGAGGTGGAGGCGGCGGAAATGTCGGAGGAAATACATCCGGCGGCGGCGGAGGCGGCGGAGGCGGCTTTCGAATAGTTACAAATCATCCAATACCTGCATCAGGTATCCCTGTAACTGTGGGCGGTGGTGGAGCCACAGCTACCAATGGATCAAACTCTGTATTCGGTGCATCTAGTCCAATTTCGTCTACGGGCGGGGGCCGAGGTGGTGGAGGCGGAACAACTCCAGGTAACGGAAGCCCAGGAGGCTCAGGAGGCGGAGCGCCAGGAGGCCCAGGAACAGGAAATGCGGGTAGTTATAGTCCACCAGAAGGAAATGCAGGAGGCACTGCAGGCGGAGCCCCACTTTATGCTGGAGGTGGCGGCGGAGGCGCGGGAAGCGTCGGAGGAAATGGTCCAGCTTATCCAGGCAACGGAGGAACCGGAACTCCATCAGATTTTAATAACCCCGGATCAGCAACAACATTTTCTAAAGGAGGACGATCAGGGAGATATCCTTTATCTCCACCAGCAGGACCAGCAGGCACAGCTAACCAAGGAGAGGGCGGAAAAGGTGCAAACTGCACTATTCCACAAGGAGGTTCTGGTAGCACTGGAGGTTCAGGCTATGTATCTGTAAAAGAACAAGAACTATCGATAGCAACAGGAGTTTGGTCAATGCAAGAAGTTTTTGCTGCTGTTAAAGCGGGGACTTGGCCTTCATAGGAAAATTATATTATGGCTCATTTTTGTGAAATAAAAACAGATGATAACAAAGTTATAAGAACTGTTGTAATTAGTAATTCAGATGTTGATGCTAATGGTGGTGACTTATCTGCCTCAGCTGAAACTTGGGTTGCTAATAATATTCCACCTGACCCTAATATAAAAGAAGAATTCGGTGGAGTTTATCCAAATACATATTGGAAACAAACATCTTACAATAACAATTTTAGACAAATATATGCAGGACCTGGATATACTTATGATTCATCAATTGATAAATTTATACCAGAAAAAACATATGATAATTGGGTTTGGGATGAAGAAAATTGGAGATGGAAACCACCAATAGATGTTCCAACAGATGAAAACGGTCCTTACGAATGGGATCAAGAAAATGGTCAATGGAATAGTATTAAAGGCTTATAATATATTTATATTAGAAAGATAAATGCAATTAACAAATTACTATTGGTATTTCGATAATGTTTTACCTAAATTTTTTTGTAATCAATTAATTAAATATGGAAACTCTTTAAGAGAAAAACAAGCTCTTACTGCAGGAGTAAAATATGAAGATATTGAAAATAACGAAGCTTTAAATGATTTAAAAAAAATAAGAGATTCTAATATCGCTTGGATAAGTGGATCTTGGTTATATGATGAATTACTTAGATATGTTAATATTGCAAATTATAATTCTGGTTGGAACTATCATTGGGATTGGGCAGAAGACTGTCAGTTTACAAAGTATAAATTAAATCAATATTATCACTGGCACAGAGATGGTTGGGATAAACCTTATGGTGAGGACAAAGGTAATTTAAAAGGAAAGTCTAGAAAATTATCTATGATTGTTCAATTAAGTGACCCTAAAGATTATAAAGGTGGAGAAGTAGAATTTAATTTTGGAGATAATGGACCTGATGAAAAATCAACACAAGTAATTGCTGATGAAATTAAACCACAAGGATCTATCGCTGTTTTTCCTAGTTTTGTTTGGCATAGAGTTAAACCAGTAACATCTGGAACTAGATATAGTTTAGTATTGTGGTGTTGTGGACGGCCTTTTCAATGATTGAAACTACAGTAGTAGATGATTGGTTAGATAAAGATTTAGTTAATTATTTAGAAAATTTATTTTTATACAACTATCCACATTATTATGGTCATAAATCAAATGATAGTGATACAAGTTGTTTATATAATTCATCATTAAATATAAATGACTCATTAAATTATTTTTTATTTTATAAACTTAAACAAACTTTAAAACAAAAAATAAATTTAAAAAGAATGTATATAAATATTCAGCACTCAAACATGAATGGATCGTTTCATACTGATGATGGTGATATGACTTGTTTATATATGGTTACTCAATCTTTAGATAAAGAAGGATATTTTGAAATTAAAAATGAAAATAAAATTAATTTTGTTCAAAATAGATTAATTTATTTTGATGCAAAAAAATTACATAGGGGATTAGCTCCTACTAAATTGGGAAAAGTTAGAATAACACTAGCTTTTAAATTAGATGTTTTATAGTGAAAAAAAAATTACAGATTTAAACTTAATAAATAGTTTAAAAAAAGAAGTTAAAAATAATGTTAAAGAATTTCTTACAAATAATACAAATGTAAAAGGACAAATGACTTTTTATAGGCATTTTATAGATAATAAATTATTTAAAATAATAGAGGAGACTACTTTAGAATATAAATGGTATGATGCATGGGGAACTATTTTAAAAAAAGGCCAACACGTTTCAGAACATAACCATATATTAATTGACAAAGAAAGTAGTAATATATTAACCCACAGTGGTATTTTATATTTAACTGATATACAACCAGGGACTTATTTTAAAAACCATAATATTACAATTAAACCAGAAATAGGAAAAATAATAATATTTTCTTGTAAAGAAGCTCATTCTGTGGCAAAGTATGAAGGAGATGAAGAAAGAATTACTATAGCTTTTAATGGAAGAAAAAGAGAAGAATATGAACTCAACTAAAACAAATTGGGTAATATAAAATTTAAAGTATGAGTTTTAAAGATAAAAAATATGTTGTTATTAAAAGTGCTATATCAAAAGAATTAGCAGACTTTGTTTATAATTATTTTCTTAACAAAAGAAAAGTTGCAAGATTTTATTTTGATCAAGGGTATTTATCACCTTGGAGAACTGATTTTGGAGTATGGAATGATGAACAAGTTCCTGAAACTTACTCACATTACGGTGACTTAGCAATGGAAACTTTGTTAGAAAAATTACTTCCACTAATGCAAAAAGAAACAAATTTACAATTAATTCCAACTTACGCTTATGCAAGGATTTATAAAAGAGATGATGTTTTAAAAAGACACAAAGATAGAATATCTTGTGAAATATCAACAACGTTAAATTTAGGAGGAGACCCTTGGCCAATTTATTTAGAACCTAATAAAAACGTAGGTGTCCCTGGTCAAGATAATTTCACCGCTCAAAGTGATAACCCTGGAATTAAAATTAATTTAGAACCAGGTGACATGTTAATTTATCAAGGAATGGTTTTAGAACATTGGAGAGAAAAATTTGAAGGATCGAACTGTGGACAAGTTTTTCTTCACTATAATAATGTGGCCACTCAAGGCAAAGATAATATATATGATGGTAGACCAATGTTAGGTTTGGTGCCTACATTTAAAAAATGAAAGAATTAATTTTTTTAGGTGGAACTGCAAGAGCTGGTAACACTTTATTAGCATCTATGTTTATGCAACATCCAAATATTGCAATAACCGCTCATAGTAATTTAGTTAATATTTTATATAATTTAGATAATATTAAAAATAATAATTTTCACAAAAATTTTCCCGATAATCAATCCATAGACAATGTATTAAATAAAATTGTAGAACAATATTACTCTCATTGGAAAGAAGATACTATAATAGATAGAGCACCGTGGGGCACATTAGGCAATCTTAAATTAATAAAAAAATATATAAAACCAAAAGAAATAAAATTTATCTTATTAAAAAGATCTTTTAAAGAGGTCTTAGGTTCTTTTTATAGAATGGGTGGGATATATAAAAATATGAATCATGTTATGGCTCCTAATCAAATGATAAGATTTGATTATCAATCTGTAGGAACTGTATTACAAGATCCAGAAATAAAAAAGTTAATTATAGAATATGATAATTTAGTTTCTAAACCACAAGAGGTTGTTAACAGTATATGTGACTTTTGTAATAAAGAACGTTTTACTTTAAACATAGATAAATTACAGCAATTAAAAATTAACGGAGTTGAGTACAACGATGAATATGTTCAAGCTCCTTTGCACACAATTAAAACAAATAAGATAGAGAAGAGTAATTATAATTACGATGAAATTTTACCTAAAGAAATATACAATAAGTATAGCTATTTAGATAAAACTTGGGAAAAAACAGCTAACTTTAATTTTATTGATAAAATTAATATTACTCAAACTAAAAAATATGTTGAGTCTTTTTTACAGGATGAATGGGATAAGTATACTTTTAGACAAGACACTTTTGAAGTTCATAATCAAACAAAAACTATACCGATTATTTATGATGAAAATTTTGATGAAGCTATTTCTAAAGAAACCCATCACTACTTATCTTTCAAAAATATGTTAGAGCCGATAGAAAAAATACTTTTACAAAAACATTCTAAGGGTCATATCGTAAGAGCTATTTTAGTTAAACTACCAGTTAACTGCTCTATTCCTCCGCACCAAGACCATGGTAAATCTTTAGAAAATACATATAGATATCATATTCCAATTGTTACAAATAAAAATGTGATATTTACAGTTGGTGGAGAGTCCAAAAATCTAGAAGAGGGCTACATATGGGAAATTAAAAACACTGAAAAAATTCATTCTGTAATCAATAATGGACAAATTGATAGAATTCATTTAATAATAGACTGGAAAAAGTA